TAAGTCTTTTGACAAAGCCAAAATTGACAACGGGGGTCAAATCTGCTTTCAGTTGGTGAAACTGGAGCAAAACATGACCGAACAGCAATGGCCCGCCGACAATGTAACACGCCGCAAGGTGTCTGCGCTTGTTCCATATGCCCGAAACAGTAGAACGCACAGCAAAGAGCAGATAGGTCAGATCGCGGCATCCATTAAAGAATGGGGCTTCACTACTCCTATCTTGGTAGATGCGGATGGTCAGATCATAGCTGGGCATGGTCGGTTGCTTGCCGCACAAAAGCTTGGCCTAGATGAAGTGCCAACTATGACGGCTATTGGTTGGACCGATGCTCAGAAGAAAGCCTATGTCATAGCGGACAACAAGCTGGCTCTAAACGCTGGTTGGGACAATGATATGCTTGCGGTCGAGTTCAAAGACCTAAGAGACATGGGATTTGATCTAGGCCTAACTGGTTTTGACGCTGGAGAACTTTCAGAACTTTTTGACAAGCCAAAGGAAGAAAGTACCGAATATAGTCAAAAAGTAGATGTTCCAACCTATGAGCCATCAGGTGAAAAGCCATTGCTGGAAGATTTGTATGATGACAAAAAAACTACTGAGTTAGTTAGCGTAATCCAACAAAGTAGTTTGAAAGAAAAGGAAAAGCAATTTTTAATGTCAGCAGCGTGTCGCCACACTGTCTTTAACTATGAAAAAATTGCTAACTTTTATGCACACTCGTCTAAAGAATGTCAGGAACTTATGGAACAAAGTGCCCTTGTGATTGTCGATTACGATCAGGCAATTAAAAATGGGTTTGTTCTTTTAACTGCACAAATGGACGATCTTAATGACGAAGAATAAATACGTTCTTGTTCGGCACGGTCAAACATACTGGAACAAAAATGGAATTATGCACGGCCAGTATGACATCCCACTGAACGAGACGGGAATCAAACAGGCATATGCAGTTTCTAATGAACTTAAGGAAGAGCATTTTGACTATTGTTATTGCTCTCCACTGCAACGTGCTAAAGCTACAGCTAACAAAATTCTAAGACACCATCGCCATACAAAGATGGTTTGTGACCCTAGGCTTATGGAACTAAACAAGGGCTTACTAGAAGGGAAACATCTTAACAGTGAAAAGCTGCTTAAAGATGAAGACCCCAGCTTTTTAAAAAAATATAAGGTAGAAAGCAAGTTAGCTTTTCTGGATAGAGTTAAATCCTTTGTTAGCGACATAGAAAGCAAACACTCTGGAAAGCAAATTCTTATTGTTGCACATAGCGGCACAATAAAGATGTTTATGTTTGCCCTAGACCAACCAAAAAAGGCTATCCATAAGGCCTATTACGATCTGCACATCAAAAACTGCAAGCCATACACAATCGAATCATCAGCATCAAAAGGAAACAACATGAAAATCGGGTTCTTCCCAATGGTTGCAGACATTCTGCATTCAGGCCATGTGCTAGCCTTAGAGGAGGCAAAAAAACATTGCGACCTACTTATCGTCGGTTTGCATTGCAAGCCAACATACAAAAACCCCATTCAGTCTATATATGAACGATATATGCAGTTGCGGGCGGTCAAATGGGTCGATGAGGTGATTCCTTATGAAGATTCGACTAGAGATGCGAACATGTTTTTCTCTCTAGAGTATGATGTTTACTTTTTAGGGGAAGATCATCGCTCAGATGAATGGGAAATGAAATCTAGCATTGAAACTTTAGGCAAAGAAATCGTCTATCTAAAGCGCAAACACAATTACAGCAGCACGAGGATCAAAAATGGAAACACATAACTACGCAGTTTTTATTTTGACGCATGGAAGACCAGACAAGGTAATGACTTACCGCACTTTGCGTCGGTCTGGGTACACAGGCAAAATTTACCTGATCTGTGACGATGAAGACAAAACCTTGTCTAAGTATCAAGAAAAATACAAGGATGAGGTGGTTGTTTTTAGCAAAAAAGACTACGAAAAGAAGTTTGACATCATGGATAACTTCAAAGGCAACAAGGTAATTGTCTATGCGCGCAATGCTTGCTACGACATAGCAAGGTCGCTAGGTCTTGATCATTTCTTTGAGTATGAAGACGATTACCCAAGTATGGTCCATCGTTTTATTGAAGGCCCAACGCTACGAGCAAAGCCAATTAAACAAATAAACAAGGTGTTTGAGGCGTTCATTGATTGTCTAGAACACACAAAAGTCACTACTATTGCGATGAGCCAAGGTGGAGATCATATTGGTGGAGCGAGATCATTTAGCAACATCCAATACAAACGCAAAGCTATGAATAGTTTTGTCTTTAAGGTTAACCAAGACCCTTCTGAAGATTGTATCTTTATCGGTCGCATGAATGACGATGTGAACACTTATCTTACGCAGGGAAAAGTAGGGAAAATATTTTTCCAGATAGCCAACATCATGTTGGTGCAAATGCAAACACAATCGAACTCTGGCGGCAACACCGAGGCCTATAAGGCATTTGGCACATATGTGAAGTCTTTTTACAGCGTTATGGCAGAGCCTAGCTGCTGCAAGATTAAGTTGATGGGCACAGCGCACAAAAGACTACATCACAAGATCAATTGGACTTATGCAGTTCCAAAGATTGTTGATGAAAAGTTTAAGAAAAAAACATGACTAGAGGGCGTAAACCAAAGCCAACTGCTTTAAAAATTGTGACCGATCAAGATCGCGCAAGAAGTCGTGTGCGAAACGAACCAAAGCCTGTCATGGTAATGCCAGACATTCCACAGGCGCCAGACCATCTTGATGAATATGCACTGGAAGAATGGCATCACATTTGCGGCGCTTTGTTTCGCTGCGGTGTCTTAACTGAGATAGATGGGCGTGGGCTGGCAATGTATTGTCAGGCGTATGGACGTTGGCGCAAAGCAGAGGAAGCAATCCAGCAAATGGCAAAAGCAAACCCTGCTAGTGGTGGTTTGATCATTAAGACTAGCAACGGCAATATTATTCAGAACCCTATGGTTGGAACAGCAAACACTGCCATGAGAGACGCTATGAAGTATGCGGCAGAGTATGGGCTGACACCATCAAGCCGTGTGCGGCTTGGTATTGAGGCTGATAGGGCTCAAGACAATGATCCGACAGCGCAGTATTTCACATGACTTACATCGTCCATCAATATGCAGAACAAGTTTTAGCTGGTGAAATCTCGGCTGGCCCGCACGTTCGCAATCAATGCCGTAGACATCTGGCTGATCTAAAGCGCAAAGACATTTATTTTGACGAAGCTGCAGCTGATCGCGCTATTGGATTTTTCCATAATGTCCTGAAACTTAGTGAAGGACAGTTTGAAGGTGTGCCGTTTCATTTGCACATCAGTCAAGCATTCATCGTCGGATCAATCTTTGGGTGGAAAAAGCCTGATGGATTTCGTCGCTTTCGTCGTTGCTACATTGAAATGGGAAAAGGTAACGGGAAATCACCGCTTGCTGGTGGCATTGGTCTATATGGATTGATGGCTGACGGAGAAGCTGGGGCACAGATTTATGCTGCGGCTGCAAAAAAAGATCAGGCAATGATTTTGTTTCAAGATGCTGTGAAGATGGTGCGTCAATCACCAGCTTTGGAAAAGCGCATAACTCCTTCTGGCGTCAACCCTGTGTGGAACCTTGCTTACATTAGCACTGGATCATTCTTTCGCCCGATCAGTCGTGACAGTGGCAAAAGCGGATCTGGTCCGCGTCCGCATTTTGCTTTGTGCGATGAAGTCCATGAACACCCAGATCGCGGCATAATGGAAATGCTAGAGAGAGGCTTTAAGTTTCGCAACCAGCCCTTAATGCTTATGATTACCAATAGCGGATCAGATCGCAACAGCGTTTGCTGGGAAGAACACGCACACGCCTGTGCTGTCTCGGCGGGTGATGTAGAAGATGATACTACTTTTCCATATGTCTGCGCGCTTGATGAAGGAGATGACCCGCTTAATGATCCATCTTGCTGGATAAAAGTTAACCCACTTCTTGGAGTGATTATCAAGGAAAGCTATCTGCAAGGCGTTGTTGATCAGGCTAAAGTTATCCCAGCAAAGATGAATGGCATTCTTAGGTTGCATTTTTGCGTATGGACTGATGCCGAGGCAGCATGGATCAGCAGAAAAGCATGGGAAGCGTGTGAAGATCCGCAAATGACTATGGATGATTTTTTTGGAAAGCCTTGCTTTATAGGTTTGGACCTTTCTGCGACTAAGGACATTACTGGTGTCGCATATGTGTTTCCTGATGGTCAGACAGAAGACGGAAGGCCTAAATTTGCCTTGTTTGCGCGTGGATACACTCCCGCAGATACAATCCAACAACGTGAGTTTATGGATAAAGCACCATATGGTGTTTGGGTGCGAGATGGATGGCTGATTGCACGACAAGGCAATGTCATTCGGTATGACCACATTGCTTATGACATGGTAGACACCGCATCAAAGTTTGACATTCAGGCAGTTTCTTACGACCGATGGCTGATTAAAACCTTTGAAAATGCATTAGACGAAATCGGTGGAGTGTTGCCTTTGATGGAACACCCGCAAGGAACAAACCAAAGGAAAGACACGCCGCTTTGGATGCCTCAATCGGTGAATCAATTTGAAGATTTGATTTTGGAAAATCGCATTAGAATTGAGGTAAACCCTGCGCTTAGATCAGCGGTCGCGTCTGCTTGCTTCTTCACCAGCCCTGCGGGCCTTCGTCGTTTTGAAAAGCAACGGGCAACAGGTCGCATCGACATTGCTTTAGCTGCGACTATGGCCATTGGCGCTGCAATGATTGGAGAAGGGATGAAGCCGCCAGCGTCACCTTGGGATGACCCGACATTTACACTGGGCACGTGATGTGATATGTTTTTTTAAACATCCATTATGGATTGGGACAGATGGCACTCTTTGATCGGTTCCGTAAAACGGAAAAACGCAATCTGGAAAACCCAACCGCGACTGTTTCCGCGAATGATTTTTTACAAATTATGGGCTGGGGCGACCTTTACGCATCTTCTGGCGTCACTGTAAACGTCGACACGGCACTTGGTGTTCCTGCGGTGTGGGCTGCTGTTAATTTTATCTCAGGCACAATCGCTGGTTTGCCGCTGCAAATTTACCAAAAGATGCCTAATGGTGGTCGTGAAAAGGCTGAGATTGGCCTATCAACCATTCTCCACGATGCCATCAACGACGATATGTCTAGCTTTGAATGGCGTAAGTACTCGTTTGAACAGACGCTAACGGGCGGTCGGGCTGTTACCTACATTGAGCGCAACAACAGCGGTGAAATTGTAAATCTATACCCGCTTGACCCTACCAAAGTGCGAGTTGAACGGCTGATTGATGGGCGGAAAATCTTTCGCGCTAGTTCGCGCGTTTATGAATCGACCGAAATTCTTGATCTGCCATTTATGCTTAAAGCAAACCTGACAGACTCGCGTGGGCCAATCTCGCAGAACAAAGATGCCATCGGCATGGCTATCGCTGCCAGCCGCTACGGATCGAAGGCGTTCCAATCTGGCGGCATTCCCCCTGCTGTGCTGCAAGGTCCGTTTGCTTCTGGCGCGGCAGCTAATCGGGCATCAGAAGATGTGGCTGCAACAACCTTGAAGCTGGCTAAGGAAGGCCGCCCGATTATGGCCCTGCCGTTGGGCCATGAGTTGAAGACCATTGGTCTGTCGCCTGAGAATATGCAACTTCTGGAATTGCAGCGGTTTAGCATTGAACAGATCGCCCGCATCTATTCGTTGCCGCCTGTATTCCTGCAAGACCTAACACACGGCACGTTTAGCAATACCGAACAGCAAGACCTTCATTTCGTAAAGCACACTGTAAAACGCTGGGTAGAACAGTTCGAGCAAGAAATGAATTTGAAATTTTTCGGTCGCGGATCCGATTTCTACGTTGAATTTAACGTAGATGGCTTGCTGCGCGGTGATTTAAAATCACGCATGGAAGCCTATGCGGTGTCAATTCAGAATGCCATCCGCACACCTGACGAGATCCGCGCTATTGAAAATCTTCCTGCAAAGGGAGCGACTGATCTTCTGATCCAAGGCGCGACTGTTCCGCTTGGATCGCAGCCTATAGGGATGCCAAATGCCGTATCCAAATGAACACGCTGCGCGTTTGGTTGATCCAAGCGAGTTTGATAAATTCAGTCGCGTGAACGATCAAGGTGGCGATGGCATTGATTTCATTTATGGGATCAAGGGAAATGATCCGCTTGTGGTGCAAGCAATTCGCTTTGATGCGTCTAAGTTTACACCAGCACAGGCCAAGAAGTGGCTGAAAGATAATGGCTTTGAACCCATATTGTTTGAAGATGCCGTGCCAATAGACGACACCAGCCGTAATGTGCTACAATCAGGAAATCAAACGGGGTCAGATATGTCTGAAAAAGAAATCCGCCATGGTGTTCCTGTCGAAATCCGTGAGGGTCAAGATGGCGAAATTCGCGTTGCTGGCTATGCCGCAGTGTTTAACGAAGAAACAAACATCGGTGGAATGTTCACTGAAGTAATCATGCGCGGTGCATTTACCAATGCCATCGGTCGTGACGATGTGGTTTTCTTGATTAACCATGAAGGCTTGCCACTGGCCCGCACACGCTCTGGCACTTTGACTTTGGTTGAAGATGAACGCGGGCTATATATGGAAGCCATGCTTGATCAGACTGACCCTGATGTTCGCAGCATCGTGCCGAAAATGAAGCGCGGTGATTTAGACAAAATGTCATTTGCATTTCGGCCTGTGCGTCAGAAGTGGGATGACAACTCAAAGATGCCGAAGCGCATGATCCAAGAGGCGCAGTTGTTCGATGTCAGCATCGTTACAACGCCAGCCTATGATGGCACTGAAATCGCCCTGCGGTCGTTGGAAAAGCACCGCGAAGAACAGGTTAAATCTCAGGCTGTTCGCCGTATGCGTATGAAAGCCAAGGCCGCTGGAATTGATATTCGCAATGAGTATCTTTTGCCTATCCCTCAAGAACCTGATATTGGTTCTGGCAGCATGAATGCAATTAATATGCAGAACGCTGTTGAGAATTGGAACCTTGGGCCAGAAGTTGCATCGTCTGATCCAGCCGCAAACCCTGAATATTGGGCAAAGATGGCTGATGTTTGGAGCATCAACGAAGCAGAAGCCCGCCGTCAACTCTGTGCCAACTGTTTCTATTTCAACAACACGCCAAAAATGATTAAGTCGATGGAAGATATTCCTTTGACACCATTTGACATGGACGGCGGCGGTCGCGGATGGTGCGAAAAGCTAGATTTTATCTGTCACAATCTTCGCGTTTGCCAAGCATGGGAACGCAAGGATTTCGTGGCTGACGCATAACGGCGGACTCCCGCTGTTGGCCCAATCCCCAGCCCTTGGGCAAGGCACATTGTAGGAGGCCATAATGGCTGATCTAAAGACCTTGCGGGAGCAAATGGCGCAAATCGCCACAGAGGCCCGTTCTAAGTTGTCGGAAGCTACCGACAAAACCAACGAAGCCCGCGCTGCTGAAATCGAGCGCGAATTTGATGCCATGATGGTTGAGCATGATCGCCTTGATGGCGTTGCCAAGCGCATGGAAAAAGTGGACGCTGCTGTTCGCGCTGCCCAAGGCATCGATCTGTCAAAGCGTCCTGTTGCAGAGCGCACCTCTGTGGCTGCTGTTGATGACGGCGCAAAGGTTGACTATCGCACTGCGTTCTATGCCATGATCGCCAACGGCGGCGTTGATGGCTTGGATGCAGAACATCGCGCAGTGTTGCAGCGTTCGGAAGTTCGCGCACAAACCGCTGGAACGAACTCCGCTGGCGGCTTCACTGTTCCTGTTGAACTGGCTTCGTTCATCGAAAAGGCCATGATTGCTTCTGGCCCGATGTATGACTCCAACTTGTTCACTGTGATCAACACTACTGGTGGCAACACGTTCAACATCCCGACTGTAAACGACACGGCTGTGACGGCTGTTGCTCACACCGAAGCTGGCACTGTCACCGACGATGGCGGCAAGGACGTTACGTTTGGTCAGGCTCAGTTGGGCGCGTATGCGTTTGACACGAACTGGGTGCGCTGGTCCTACGAACTGGCAAACGACTCCATCTTGAATATGGAATCGCTGCTGGGTGAACTGCTTGGTGAGCGTCTGGGTCGCATTGCGAACTCAAAGCTGACCACTGGTTCTGGTTCGTCCGATGTCGAAGGCATCGTAACCAACTCCACGCTGGGCAAAACTGCCGCTGCTGTTGCGGCTGTGACTGCGGACGAAATCATTGACCTGATTCACTCAGTTGATCCCGCCTATCGTTCATCGCCTTCGACCGCGATTATGATGAACGACAGCGTGTTGGCTGCTGTTCGTAAGTTGAAGGATGGTCAGGGCAACTATCTCTGGCAGATGGGCAACTATCAGGCTGCTGTTCCGCAGAACATCTTGGGCTACAATGTGGTTGTGAACCAAGCGATGGCTTCGCAAGCAACTGGCAACAAGATCATGTTGTTCGGCGACATGGCAAAGTTCTATGTGCGTAAAGTCGGCGCACCCACGCTGTTCGTGGCTCGTGAGCGTTTTGCTCCCGATTACGGCATCTTGGGTTATGCCCGCTTCGACGGCGTGTTGGCAAACACCGCTGCCATCAAGCACCTGAAGAACGCCTAACATCAACTGGGCAGGGCTTCGGTCCTGCCCATCACCATAAGGGGGCCATTATGGCTAAAGTTCGTTTGCTCACTTCGATGGCTGGCTTTGATTTTGTTCACGAACAGGGCGCAATTATTGATGTCACCGATGTCGAAGCTGTGCGTTATGTCGAAGTTGGCATTGCTGAAAATGTTGAATCGGCTCCCATTGAACGCGCCGTCAAAAAGGTTGCGGTCGAAAAAGCCGTGAAGGAATAACAGATGTTGTCGCCGCAGTTTTCACTCGTTCGCGTTACCGCACCCGCCACAGCGCCGATTTCGCTGGCGGAAGCGAAGGCACAGATGAAGGTTGAAAGCAGCGACGATGACACAATTATCCAGCGTTTGATTGACGCTGCGGTGGCTTTTGTTGACGCGCAAGGTGCGCTGGGCAAGGCCATGATTACGCAGACTTGGGGCCAATGGCTGTCGCCAAATCCAAACACAGTTTATCTTTCTCTTGGTCCTGTGCAGTCTGTGTCTGCCATCAAATATTATGATGTCGATGGCGCATTGCAGACCGCGACTTTGGCTGATTTTAACGTGTTTGGAACACCAAACCGCATCAGTGTTTCGCCTAAATCTGGCAAGGCTTGGCCCGTTACGCAAACGCGAGATGATGCCATCAAGATTGAATATATCATCGGCTATGGGTCAACATCTGCAAGCATTCCTGAGACTGTGCGCCATGCACTGATGATGCTAGTGGCGCATTGGTATGATATGCGCGAAACATCGACCGAAAAGCAAATGTATGACTTGCCGTTTGGCTTCACCGATATGATCGGAATTGAACGGAATTCGTTCTATGGCTAAGGCTGGCGCATTCAGTGAACGTGCCACCTTCCAGCGCCTAGATCAGAGCGCCATTGATGCCTATGGCAACGTCTATACGGGATGGTCACAGGTCGGTGTGCGCTGGGCTGACCTTCGTGAGCGCACGGGCCGTGAGGCTATCCAAGGCGGCGCACTGAATGATGTGGCTATGGCTACCATGCGCTGCCGTGCCGACAGCTTCACAGACACTGTTACGGCGGCTGATCGTGTTATCATTCGTGGCTACACTTGGGCCGTCAAAAACGTGACCCATATTGATGCTAAAGATGTTGTTGTCGAGTTCATGCTTGAACGCGGGGTCGCAACATGAAGGTGGATGCTGAAAAACTCATCAAGCAACTTGCGTCAATGCCCAAGGCTGTTGAGCGCAATCTTGTTAAGTCTATTCGACTGAATACTGAACAGGCTGCAAACATGGCGCGGCGTTTAGTTCCAACAAAATCTGGCGAACTGCGTGGATGGATACATACTGTTTATGAAGCCGATGGCTTAACTGCATCTGTGGAAGCTGCACCGCCGACAAAAGAAGCGCAGACCAAGGCAAATGCTGTGGAATTTGGGCGTCAAAAAGGCAATCGCGGCACAACTGCGGCGCAACCTTACATTCGCTTGGCGCAAAAATTGCAGGGCAAGAAGTTTGGCAAAAGCATCAAGTCTGCTGTTAATCGCGGCATGAAGGAAGCAACCAATGGCTGACGGCTTTGCACTTGCTCTCCAAAAAGGCTTGCGGGCTAGCCTTGTGGCTAACGCTGGCGTGACTACGATTGTTTCCACCCGCGTCTATGACGAACCGCCGCAAGCCGTGACATTCCCATATCTGCGGTTTGACCAGATCACGGCAAATGCTTTCGACACAGACAGCACTCTTGGATCGGTTGTTGACATCACGATTGAAGCCAATAGCCGTTCCGCATCTGGGCGTGTTGAGGCTGTGCAAATGGTGGAAGCTGTTCGCGCAGCCTTGCATCGGCAAGAGGCTAACGTAACAGTCACGGGTTTTACGCTGGTAGAATTGATTTTCCAGACGTATTCGGTTACAAGAGACACTGATGGTCGTGGTTATACGGCTGTAATCGCACTTCAAGCATTGCTTGAATAAGCCTAGCAACGGGCCTTGGGCAAGCCCTATACATGGAGGCCATCATGGCTAAACAACTTGGACGCGCCCTGCTTGTCAAAATCGGCGATGGCGCAACACCGACTGAAGCGTTTACCAATCTTTGCGGGCTGAATAGCAAAGCAATCACACTCAATAACTCCGTGATTGATGTGACTACGCCTGACTGCACTACACCAGAAGGTGCTTTGTGGACTGAAAATTTGATGGGTGTTAAGAACATCAGTTTTTCTGGTGACGGCTATTTTGAAGACAGCGTTCAAGAACTGCGGATGAACACTGTTGCAATGTTGGCTGATCCCAAGGGCAACTTCAAAGTGACTGTTCCAGCATTTGGAACGTATTCTGGTTCGTTCTATGTTGAATCGCTGGAATGGGGTGGCGAAACTGAGGGTGGTGTTACCTACTCGATTTCGTTGACAAGCACTGGCGCTGTTACGTTTACGGCTATCTGATGAGTATTACGGCTGAAGCGCCGCGTGGAGGTGTTGCCGAATATATCGGTGACACCTCTTATGTTTTCCTGCTTCGCAATCGTGAGATTGAGCGGTTTGAAGATAAGCATCGCGGCATATTTGATGTGTGGGATGGTCTGTTCGGTCGTGGCGTAAAGCTAAACAGCAAAGAAACCCGTGACCTGTTGGCGCTGGCCTTGGTCGGCGGTGGGATGAAAGACGCAGAAGCCGACAAGGTTATTGCGGCAGCAACTCCCGCTGATCTATTGCGACTGTATCAGATCGCCCAAGCTGTTGTTGGCGTGGCCTTTATGCCTGATGCAATGGATGAAGCGTCAAAAAAAAAGACCATAGCGGAGCAAAACCCAGCCGATTGAATGTTCGCGGCATGGTCAAAAACGGAATTGTGATTGGGTTACGTCCTGAAGAAATCCGTGATATGATTCCGCTGGATGCGTGGCTTGTGTTCCAAGGTTGGCATGATGCCCACGCACCGCAAAAAGCTGGATCAAACGCAATGACGGCTGAACAGTATCGCGCACTTGTGGAGCAAGTTGATGGCAATTAGTGCAGAACAGCTAAACATCATCCTGACCGCTAAGGATAAAGCGTTTGCCGCCGCGATGGATAAGAACGCAAAGCGGATTGCCAGCTTTGCCAAGACTGCAAACAAAGACCTAAGCGTTGTCAGCATGGGCTTCGACAAGCTAGGCGGTGCTGCGGCTGCATTCCTTAGCGTTGCTGCAATTCAACAGCTTGGCGTGGCGGTTAGGGATGCCGCAAACCGACTTGGTGATCTGAAAGACGCATCGGCAGCTATCGGCATCACAACGGATGCTATGCAGGAATTAACCTATGCGGCGCAACTCAGCGGTGTTTCTGCTGATCTATTTCAGACATCGTTAGCAAAGCTATCAAAGAACCTTGGCGATGCTGCTATGGGCGGAACATCTGCCAAAAAGGCATTAGATACTCTTGGACTATCTGGAGCATCTCTTGCAGCCATGCCATTGGACAAGGCTTTAGGTGCTGTCGCCGACAAAATGAGCATGATTGAAAACCCAGCGCAACGTGCGGCACTTGCCACTGAATTGTTCGGCAAGAGCGGCTTGGCGATGGTCAATATGCTTGCCGATGGGTCGGCTGGTCTGAATGCAATGGCCGCGGAAGCACAAAGCCTTGGCGTGGTTATTGATCGCGATGTAATTGCAAACGCTGCTGAAGCTGCTGACAAACTTGATGCGATGTCTATGGTTGTCAGCGCGAACCTGACGGCTGCGCTTGTGAATTTGATGCCGTTTGTCATTGATGCAGCGCAGGGTATTGCCAGCCTTACAAAAGCTGTAAATGACTTTCTGTTTGCAGGAACACAGCGCCAAGTCGCATCAAACAATGCGCTGGCTTATGCGGCTACGGCTACTGGTGAAGTCCGTGATGCGTATCTGGCATATGGAGCAGCCGTAAATAAAGTAAATGATTTGAAAGCAGTTGTTCCAGATATCGCCGATGCAAGATCAGGGCAAGATAGTGCAGACGCTATAAAATCAGCAGAATTTGAAGCTGAAGTTAACAGGGCTTTGGTTGTTGCCGCTGTTGATAGAGAGGCCGCAGAGAAAAAACTGGATGCAACCTATAGTGCATCCGTTCAATCTGTGTCTGACAAAAACGCAGAATTGCAAACTGAAATTGAGTTGAATGGTCTTAGCAAAGAAGAACAGATCAGGAAGAATGCGGCGGTTGAAAAGGCTGCATTGATCGAAACCTTGATGACGCAAGCTATGGCTGCGAATGGCACAGTTTCGGAAACACAACGCCAAAGCATTCTGGCCCTTGCAACACAGCAAGAGCAACTGACCATTGCGAACGAGATGGGAAAGATTGCACAAACTGGTGCAAACAAAGGCATGAGCGATGCTGCCATTATTGCACTCAAGACAAAAGATGCGCTGGCAGTTTATCAAGCACAGGTGCAAAACCTTGGCCTGACCATGAGCGAGTTTGAAACCATATCCAGCACAATCCAATCATCTATGGAAGATGCGTTCATGGGCATGGTTGATGGAACAACTAGCGCCAAGGATGCTTTCCGCAGCATGGCGGCTGACATTATTAAGGAATTGTATCGGGTGCTGGTTGTGCAGCGGATGGTTGGGCAAGTTGCAACCGCTGGCAAGGCTGGTTCAGGCATCCTTGGCATGATCGGAGGTGCGCTTGGCATCACTGGCAAAGCCTCTGGCGGGCCGCTACAGGCTGGTCAGCCGTCCGTTGTGGGTGAGCATGGACGCGAACTGTTTGTGCCTTCCAGCGCGGGCCGTGTGCTGTCTGTGCCGCAATCCAAGGCCGCTGTTGGCGGTGGTGGCTATGTTACTGTCATGCAAAGTATCAATGTTAGCACTGGTGTTCAGCAGACTGTTCGTGCTGAAATCATGTCACTGATGCCGCAGATTTCTGAAGCCAGCAAATCTGCTGTGCTTGATGCAAGACGGCGTGGCGGATCATTCCGCGCTGCATTTGGTTAAGGTGCAAAATGGCAATCTCATATCCACTGACATTCCCCACGCACACACGCCCGAAAAATACGAATATTCGGGCAGTTAATGTAGTAGCTGCATCAACATCTCCATTCACTTTTCGGCAACAGATCGTCAAGCATTTTGGTCAACGCTGGGAAGTTGAAATTTCTTTGCCGCCTATGAAACGCACGAATGCTGAAAAATGGGTGGCATGGTTGATTTCTCTTGGTGGTATATATGGGACATTCAATATGCCGTTGTTTCCCTATACGGCTGGTGGGTCGGCGTCTACCGCTGCGGGGACACCTTTGGTCAATGGTGCTGGTCAGATCGGGCAAACTCTGTTGATTGATGGCGCACCAGCGTCTGCCGTTGGTTATCTAAAAGCTGGCGACTTTATCCAGCGCGGTGCTGGTGCAAGCGCAACGCTGCACAAAGTTTTGACTGATGTGACATCAAGTGCTGGTGGTGCTTGCACACTAGAACTATGGCCTGAAATGCGGACAGCAGTGGCAGACAATGCTGCAATTGTTGTTAGCACACCACAAGGTTTGTTCAGACTCGCCAGCAATGAGACAAACTACAGCGTTGATGATGTGGCAATGTATGGCATTACATTTGGCGCGGTTGAGGTGGTCATCTAATGCGCGACATCAGCACAGCCATTTCCGACATTTTGAATGGCTCATCACTGACGCCATTCTTTGCTATTACGATGGTTCTGGACTCTGGCACGATCAATATGTGGACGGGAATTGGTGATCTTGTCACCGATACGGCTACCTATTCTGGCGTTGGCACAATGCTAGACATCGGACAGATAGATGAAACGGCAGAAATGTCTGCCAGTGGTGCGACTGTAGTTCTTAGCGGCATCCCAAGTTCAATGCTTTCTCTAGCGTTGGATGAACAATATCAGGGCCGCGTTGCCACAATTATGTTTGGCGTGACATCATTCACAGCTAGTTCATGGGCTATCAGTAACGGGTTTTGGAATGATGCTAAGGTTTGGCTAGATTCCGAAATCTGGTATGATTCAAACTATCAGATCATGGATGTGTTTTCTGGCTATCTGGATCAGATGAACATCAGCGAATCCTCTGACACTTGCACCATCTCTGTGAGCATAGAAAGCAAGTTGATCGACCTAGAGCGTCCAAGGATTTTTAGATACAACAGCGCATCGCAAAAATCTTTGTATCCTAGCGATCTTGGGTTTGACTTTGTAGAGAGCCTACAAAACAAGCAGTTCACATGGGGCAGGAAGTAATGGGTGATCCGTCAGTTGCGCTGGCGGGTTATCTTGATGCAGTTAGGGATAAACCATTTGAGTGGGGCATCCATGACTGCATGATCTTTGCCAATGCCTGTGTGAAGGCGCAAACAGGATCAGGCTTTGCGGATGATTGGGCATCGGGCTATAAGACGATCAGGCAGTGTTTGGTTCATCATATCACCAAATTGCGCGAAGTTGGTGCGCGTGATATAGTTGACGCAATCGACAAAAGGCTACCAAGATCAGCCTACAAGTTTGCACCAAGGGGTTCCATCGTGGCAATGCCAGCACCTGAGTCGTTCACTGGTTATGCTCTTGGTGTGGTTGTCTCTCATCGAGCCGCATTTGTCGGCCCTAACGGGCTATCGTTTGTTACACTCAGTGGCAACGACATTGCTTGGGAGGTTACCTCATGCCGCCATTGATTGGAGCAGTTGTTGCAACAGTAGCTACAGCCTTCACTGTCGGTTTTGGTGGTGCTGTCGGTATTGGCGCATTGCTATCAACAACTGCGTTGCGTTATTTTGCCATCAATGCTGCGCTTGGGTATGCGCTAAATGCTCTCACACCCAAAACTGCAATTCCAGCGGGGGCATCATATCAAGCAAATGCGATTGATGCAGTTGCTGATCGGCAGATTGTTTATGGACGCACCAAGATCGGTGGCGTGACGATCTACAAAGAGGCAACAAACAACAATCAGTATTTGCATAAGGTGATCGCATTTACTGGGCATGAACTGCAATCGTTTGATGAGATTTATCTCAATGATGAAATTTTGACCATCAATGGCAGTGGCAACGTCACAAGCCCAT